ATGAAGTGTAAAAATGATCCTGTTTATTTCTCACAAAAATATGTGAAGATTGTGAGTCTTGATGAAGGATTAGTTCCATTCAAACCATATAAGTTTCAAGAAAAATTAATTAAAAGATTTCATAAAAATCGTTTCAATATTTGTAAGATGCCTCGTCAGACTGGTAAATCCACAACTGTGGTATCTTATCTACTACATTATGCAGTTTTTAATGATAGTGTAAATATTGGTATACTAGCAAACAAGGCTGC